GTCGCTCTTGACGCCGCTGGCCGTCGTGTGGAGCAGACAAGGGGAACCGTCCGGAGCGGTTGCCGCGACGACGGTGCCCGAATCCGATGCCGACCAGCTGGTTGCGTCGGTCATGGCGTCGAGCACTGTCCCCTCGCTGATGATGTGATGGGACAGATCGCGGCTCATCGCAGTCGATACTCCCCAGTGACCTTGGCGGTCCCGACGATGTCAATGAAAATGCCGTTCGAGAAGTACTTCCCGCGCGTCACCCCAAGTCGGCCCGTAAAGGCGTTTGTGAAGGTGTGGCTGAACAGGACAGTTCCAGCGGCGGACGTATTGTCGTAGATGATCACACCGCCAGCCGCAGCGGCTTCAATGAAGATGTCGCCGAGTTCGCCCTGACCGGAAACGATGTTCTCGTCGGCTGTCTTGTTGGTGAATGTGAGGTCGTACCTCGGGGGCCGTGCTGGCAAGGGTGAAGTCGCCGAGATGGGCTGGCCAGTCACACCGTCGAGGATTGCTGCCGCGCCAACTGCGCCGGCGTCAGTGATGATCGTCTTCATGATGGTCTCCTTAAACGTCCGCGGTCACGCGGAGGATGTTGGTGCCGTCGCACCGGACGATGGCCGTCTTGCCGTTGCCGATCGCGACACCGGTACCCGTGGCGCCAATGATCGTGATGGCGAACCCGCCCGAGGTGTTGTTGTGGACAACCCACTCCGCCCCATCGGTGAGCGGCACGATATAGTTGCGGCCGGCGGCGAGGGTGCCAGTGAAGACGAGGTGTCTGTTCTGGTACTCGGCCGCCTGGCCCGTATAGTTGGCGTCGGGCATGGCGACGGCTGCTCGCCCGTGCGAGAGCGCGACTCCGTTACCCTTGACCGAGGAGCCCGAGATGGCTCCCCCGAGAATCTGAGCGTTTGACATCTATTCAGTCACCCTTAGCTTTCCGTCGATGATCAGCGAGGCCCCGGCCTGAACCGTGAGCGAGTTGAAGAACTGAACCTGATGGTTCAGAGGCACCCTGACGGACTCGCCAGATGCCAAAACGTCCTTGAGGAAGGGCACGTCTCCGCCAATGCGCTGGTAGGCGGTCCCGTCCCACCACCAGTCACCGGAGAGCGTCTTCGTCATTCCGCGCCACGTCGCCGGCGCTGTCGATGAAGGCTTTCCCGTGTCGGCTGTCGATCGCTCCGGAATCCCCGATCGGAGATAGACGACGCCCGACTCGTCAACCGCAGTCACACCGCTCCCGTCCGTGAACGCGATACCCACAAGAACCGCGGGAAGGGTTGGTGCCGTCAGGTCGGTCCGAACATCAAAGGTGCCGTCGCTTCGCAGCCACACGCAGTTGGTGCTCGACGCGTTGAGAACGACTTGCGCTTGGTCCCGAACCTCGACCGTGCCATCGATGTTCGCGTGGCCAGCGCTGATGAGTCCCTGCAATCCTGTGCCGGCCGACAGGGCGAGTCCGCTGCAGACGCCCATGGCACCGCCGCCGTAGCGAGCAAGCAAGTCCTGGCGCACCGCGTTCTCGTTGAGCCGCGCTGGGACCGAGCTCGCACCTTCACCCTGACCGAAGGCCGCAGCTTGCGGGATGTTGGGAGGGGAGAGCGCGACCGAGTTGTCCTCGATCCAGACCGTGGTCGATGGCACCTGCGGAGCAGGCACCTGATTGGCTAGCAGTGTGATTGGCAATTTACGTCACCTCAGTCCACGTGGCACCGTCATCGATGCTGAAGAAGCGCGTCGGGCCTGGGTCGCCTCCCTTCTTGGCCAGCAATGACCAGGCACCTACAGATGGATCCCAGGACAGCCCGAACGTTTCGGGCTCGAACGTGATCTCCGAGCCGGCATTGTTCTGGATGGCCGTAGCGGCCGACATCGATGTGTCGCCCGGGCCTTGGAAGCGGAAGAACAGCTTGCCGAGGCCAGCTGAACCGCTGTTGTAGCGGAACGCGATCGCAAGCGTCTCGCCCTCAGGGTTCGACACGATGCGCCCAAAGAAACCGGGGTTGATCAGAGGCACCTCTGCCTCCCACGTCTCGCCGTCATCGTCGCTCGAGCGATAGCGGAGCGCTCCGAGTCTCGTGTAACCGACCCACAGCCGCCCCCATGCAGCGTAGGCAAGCGATGGCAGTGACGCTTCGTCTCCATTGGCAACCTCAACTTGTGTTTCAAATCCGAGCTTCGGCTGGCCGTGCGACCGCCGGACGATCATCGAGTCGCGCTCGAGCACCTCGTCGTAGATCACGAGCGCTTCCCACCTGAGCCCGTCGGGAATGTGCAGCACGTCAGGCTCGCGTCCGATCTCGGCCGATGCGGGCCGGCGGGCGATCAGGCATCCTTGCCACGGCCGAATCGCTCCGATGCCATCAGCACCATGCCGGATCACGTGGAAGCCCTCGTTGTTATTGACCGCCTGGCGGTGGAACGTCACCGGCCATCCGGAGACCTCTGGAATCAGGAGGCTGGTGTAGACGTCGGGGCCGTTGAGGCTCATGGCCTCGTTTCCTATGTAGAACCGCCGCTCCTCGGCATAGCTCCACGTCTCGAGCCCCCAGACGCCCGTTTGCGCCAGCGTCGACTCGTTTCGGATACGACTCGGCCAGACGCAGACCGGAGGGCACCCCGCGCCGTTCACAAGCAACGCATACGGGAAGCTGTAGCCGCGAGGAACCAGCATCGCGATCGCGGCGTCATCGGCGTCCTCCACCGCGGATGGAGTCTCGACCGCATCGAAGAAGACCGCAAGCTGCGTGGCGATGTCCTGATCGTGTGGATCTGCGAGGAGAGCCAGGTTTTTGAAGCAGATCCAATCGACTGGGCTTGGCATCCAGGCGAGCTTTACTCCCGGGAGCGGCGGGACGCCTGGAGGCAACGCCAAGGGAGTCGCATGAAGCGATCCGCCGTAGTAGTGGGCGACGTTGCCAAACCGCACGCCCGGCCCGTCCGGCCATACGACAGCGTGGTTGCTCCGGTTCTCCGGGAACACGCTGACCTGGTCGGTGCTCCGGTAAAGAATCGGGAACTTGATCTCGCAGTCGCTGGCCGCTGAAGCGACCTCAATCGTAAAGAGCAGTTCGGCAGCCGTCCTGCCGGCAAGAAGCGAGAACGCGTGCACCCGCTCCGGGTCGACCATCGCGGCGTCCGACTCGCCTTGGTCGAGAAGGTCGAAGCCCTTGTCATCGAAGTAGAACTGGCCGAGATCCTGAGCGTAGCTCCCTGAGTAGATCGTGTCGGTTCCGTTTGATGGCCGGAGGTAGCGCCCGGGCACGCGCGTCAACTCGACCTTCGTGCCCGAATAGCCAACGAGCTCGACGATGACCTGGACGATGTTCGCGGGATCCCAATCGACTTCGAACTCGCTCGCGATGTGCGGCCACAGGTACGGCCACTGCGTGAACGATCCGAGGGCCACCTTCGCCTTGATGATCGTCTTCGTTGGATCCGGCGTCAGCGTGATGCCATCGGTCCCAAACGATCCGCTGCAGTCTTCAAACGACCAGGAGGCGGACGAGAGAGAATCGAGCTCGAGTTCGCTGAGCGGCGTCACCGCGTCAACCCTGAAGGTCTCGTCTCCCCACCAGCTGGTCGGAGCGCCGAAGACGCCTTCAATAAATCCAGCTTGGGCACCGTAGAGCAGCGGGGCCGTGAAGAGGGTGGTTCGCCTAAGCGTCCGTTCCGTTCCTGGAAGCGAGGGGTGTTCGCAATACTGATCACCCTTCGACAGCCAGTAGCCGTTCGAGATCTTGTCGAGGAAGACCTTCCAGATGTCCTGGGCATCAGGAATCCCGTCGTCGTCGGTGTCGATCGTGTTGCGCGGGAACCAGTCGAAGAACGACCAGTGCCTCGAGCCCCAATAGTTGACATACCGCACGAGCGGATCCGCGTGGTACAGGTAGGGCAGCAGGTCCGGATTGTCGATGTCGTCATCGACGATCGGAGTGAAGGCCGCCCCTTGGGTGACATAGCAGATCTCGTCAGGTGGCGCCGTTGGCGGAATCACCGTGCCCGGCGGCTCCTCAGGGAGGGCCATCGGACAGGAGACCGGGCCGACGATCTGGGCCGTGTAACCGATCGCTTCGTAACGGAACTCGCTGTGCTCGGCCGGCGCCGGCACGGGGTAGCTGAACGTATCCTCGATCGGGTGTGGATCGTTGCCCACGACGGCGAGGAGACGAGACTGTCTCGGGTGGACCTCTTCAAGCGCTGGGACCGTGTGGACACCTGAGCCGATTCCGTCAATGCCGCACGTGTGGAATGCGGTCTGCTGCGTCCTCGGCATGCCGCCGCGGTAGACCACTTCTCGGTGGCCTGAGCCGATCCGCTTGACCGACGCCGGAAGGTTGGGGACCGTCGTGACCTGCGCAGAATTGCCCCACCACGTGAGCCTAGACTTGTACACGTCGACGTGGCCGCCGGTCGCCGGGCCGTTCGTGCAGTAGAGTGGCTGGCCAGTCAGGTGCAGGGTCGTTTCTCGCTCGAGGTGCTGTTCGGCCGAGATCTCGACGGCTGCGGTCGTTGCGGCAACGAGAGTGGCCGGATCAGGAGATTCGCAGTCGCAGTCATCGTCCGTCGGAACGTCCAGAAGGTCGATGAGGACCGGGAGTCCTTGCCAATCGGACGAGCCTGGCTGCTTGAACCGCCATGCCGCGTCCGTGATGCGAGCCTTGCCGTAGGACTCGCTCGAACCCACAACCGTGCTGTGGTCGACCGCGCCGAGCACCGGAACGGGGTTCACCGCGGCCGAGGCGGTGTAACGCGGCGGGATGCCCAGGAGCGGGATGCCGGCCGTCGAGAAGAAGTACGTGTTGTCGAGGGTCGTTGCCCCTTCCGAATGGACCAGTGACCCGTTGAGATAGACCCTGAGCTCGCTGAACTTCAGCCTCCAGGCGCCGCCCGCCATCGAGTAGAGGACGCCGTCGTCAATCTGCACGACGTAGGGGATCCCGCCGGTCACGATCACCGTGCTCGAGAGCGTGATGGGGATGTCGACGCCCAGCAGCGGAATCCGAACGTAGGCGTATGTGCCGATGAGCCCTGGGCCAGCGCCTTCGATGCCTTGCGCCGAGATCTCGATGCCTTTCTGGACGTACACCGAGTCCCAGCACCATTGGGTCGTCATGCCTGCGGCAACGATGACCTGGCCGCTCGCGATCGCCTTCTCGAACGTGATCGTGCCGCGCAGCTCGATCCGCTCGAAAGGAGCTTTCTTGTCTCGATAGGGCATGGTGCTGTCTAGAATCCGCCCAAGACATCATCGCTGGCGAAGTCGCTGATTCCGAGAACGAACGCTCGGCGGCCGTAGGTGGGCAATGCTGGGTCTTCGTCTACGATGGGGGCGACGCGCTTGACGGGCAAGCTGAGAACGAAGGCCACTTGCTCATCCGTGAGGACACTCTGGATCGAGGTCGACCGGGGCTGACCTGTGATCATATTGGCCTCGCGAAGGGCAAGGTCTCCTAAGGCCTTCTTGAAGATGCCTGCTGCGTCCATTAGAACCTCACCTGCTGGATCTCGTAAGTGGCCATTTGGTTAGAGTCGTTGCCCAGGTCAGGGCTGCAGGACCTCACGACGCATTGCCACTCGACGCCGCCGTCGTTGATGACGCAAGGATCTCCGAACCGGAGCTTGCGCTTCTTGCCGCCGCCCTCTTCGTGATCGATGAAAGCAAGCGGTGCATGAACCCTGAAGAGCTTGTAGCCCTTGCAGAGAATCGGATAGAGCCTGGCTCCAACGAAGGCCACCGCGGCTTCGGTCTGAAGCATCGGGTCGATGTACCAAAGAGGCACTTCTCGTCCGAGCCAGTCGGGATTGTCGGGGCCAGGCGCGGCCGTCGAATCGGGATGGTGCCGATAGCTGTCTGGGTTGACCATAGACAGCGTGAGCTGATGGATCGGTGTCGACTCGAGGTAGCCGACGCCCGTAACGATGAGCTTGTTGGCCACTGGCCGCTTGATACGATCGCGCAAGCCGATGATCGGGATCGTAACCGCAGTCGATGCCGTGTGCTCGATGTCCCGGATCGTGCCCTCCTCGATCTCCCGCGCTGCGTACGCACCGAGCGTGAACGCCTTTCCCTCCGGCTGTCGCTCCGTGGTGAAGTAGGCGACGTTCGTGTAAGGTGCCTTGGGCGGGAAGATCAGCTTCCACTTGCCGTAGTCACCGCCGTTCTCGTCATCGACTAGGGCAGCGCCAAGATAGTCGCGCGACAGATACTCGATCGCCTGGCCGAGGTCTGAGAGCGGCCTGATGACGTACATGTTCTCGTCGGCGCCCAAGACCGGAAACAAGCGGACGTCCGAGTCCGGAATGTCAACCATGTCCGCGGAGAAGCCGCAGCGCCGCAGGAGGATCTTGATGGCGTCCGTGATCTTGTAGGGCACCCCGATGCCTGCGTTCGGATCCTGCATGAACGAGAACATCGAAGTGTCTCGTGTCTCCTGGATCCGCAACCACCTACCGATCGACTTGACGTCGTAATCGTAGGCGACCGGGAAGGGGTGGGCCGTCCCCAACTTGCTCATGCCCGCGTTGTCTCGCCGGCGTCGCCTGTTCGCATCTGCGTCTTCGATGTAGCCGCGGTGCAAGATGACCCGCTTGGCTGGGTCCTCTGGGTCGTACTCCGTCTCGATTCGAACGGGGAACGAGATCGACTCGCGCAGAAGATCGAGTTGGCGCCGCGTGTCTGAGACCTTCCAACCAGCGTTGCAGAGTGACGGGTCGGACCCGCCGTCCATGATGGAGAGCGATCCCTTGCGAAGCGACCCGCCCTCGACGTTACGCCCCTCATAGGTGTCGAACGAGGCGGCCTTCACCGCGCGCATCGACAAGAGGGTCGGGCTGTTCAAGCCGTCTCCAAGAAGGTTGAAATCTGCGAGCCAGAACGTAGGCACGTAGCCGGGCGGGAAGTCGTATTCGGACCACCTTCCAGCCTGTCCGGATGTGGCGATCGTCCCAGAGCGATCGGCCGCGATCGGGCTGCCGCTCGAGCCCTTCAGCTGCATCGTCACGTCGGTAGCGCTCTGCTGGTCGAAGTACCACTCGATGCGCAGCGTCTGGCCCCATTCGAAGCCGCCCTGCGTGATCGAGAATTGCACGTTGCGGACGAAGCCCGATGTTCGGAGCTTCAGTCGCTTCACTCGGAACATCGACCGGAAAGGCCTCGGCATGTCCAGGCGGATCGCAGACGGCGTCGATGCGGGAGGATTCTGATCCAACCTCGGCACAACCCAGTCATTCACTTTGATCAACCCAGCTGCAGCGGTCGCCGCGTTCGCAAGCGCTTCGACCTGGGGGGCTGCGCCACTGACATCATCCACTGCCCACTCTGCGAGTCTGAACTCGATCTTGCGGGTGTCCTTCTGCCGCCTCGGCCGAATGAGCAGCAAGAAGTTCATGTTGGCCCCTGAACTAGGGTTGGGGAACTTCATCGTGGTACGTCGCTTCCACGTGTAGGCGGGGACAGGGGGCGGTTCCGTAACGGGCAGGGCTCGCCCGCGCTCGAAGAGCTGGATCTCGCCATTGTCGAACACGACAGCCGCGTATTGGCCAGTGCCGAGGAAGTCATTGGTGTGGCCAGCTGGACCGCTGAAGTAGGCAGTTCCGATGACCAAGCCCTTCTGATTGACGTCGCCGTAGACCGTCAGTAGGAAGGCCAGCGGTTGATTCGGCGCATGCGCCTGCTTCGACACGAGGACCCGGTCCATGACCAGGTCATTCCCTTCAACCGTTGGACCCGGAAATGCCGCTTGGTCCGCTTCGAGCCTGAATGTGGCGGCGTTGTCGAGCCCCACTGTAGCGGGCTTGCGCTTGACGAACGCGATGCCCGACACAGGAGGCAGAAGCGTTCCCCCGTAGGCGCCACCAACTTCCGGTTTGGTGCGACACAGATACCGCTGAACGAAGCCTGGAGGAATAAAGGCGTCAGCTGTCGTGAGGACTCCCTCGTCGCTGCCGATGCCCCAGAAGGGGGTTCGAACTGCCCGGACGTCTTCGGCAAGCTGGATTCCAAGGCCAGAGCTGTAGACCGTGCCCACAAGGTTTCCTGTGTTGAGCGCCATATCCAGAGCGCTCTTGATGACGCCAAATCCGTGCTCGACGATGACGTTGTCGTCGACGTCGTACACGATGTGCGTCTTGCGCCCAGGCGTGACGGCCGCTTCGGGGGTGTTTCCAAATCCAGGCATGATTCCTCGCGGGATGGTTTACAATCAGATGGAGGGCAACGCGATGGCAGTCACCTATCAGGATTGGTTAAAGTCAGTCAAGCAGTTCCTAGCCAGCCGTAGGCCGGACGTGAAGTTTGATCAACTGGACCCGAACCATCTTTACAGTTCGTTCCAGGCCGGACTGTCCCCAATAGACTTTGTGCAGCAGGGTCAGTTTAGGTTCAACCCTGCTGTGCCGCCCGCGCCGGCGTTCCAGCTACCGCAGGGTCAAGTGAAGCAGGCCACAAACCCTTTACACATCGTTTTGTTCGTAATCCTTTTCGGAGTCATTGGGTCGTGCATCGGATGCGGGCTTTTTCTGGGCAGCGTTCAATCTGATGTCGAGCGCAAGATGGCGTCCACCCCAACTTGTTCACAGGTGCAAGCCGCTGTACAGATTGGGATGACAACGTCCCAGGTCACGGAAGCTATTGGAGGACCTGACAACGTCCAGGAAATGAACAGACTAGGCGTGACTACTCGCTACTGGTACTACCGGTGCCGCGACGGCCAGATTCAGATCGTCTTCGATTACGGCATAACGGTAACAAGCATCAACAGGTACTAACTTTCGCGCGGTTTTTGCTACAATGCGGAGAATGAAAGGCGAGAAGCCATCGATCGCGCGCGTCTGGCTCGGAGTCGTCTCCGTGCTTCTGATCCTCTACGGGGTCTACGCACTAGTGATGGCCATTTGGACATTGCTTGCAGTCAACAAGAACGTGACCCTGCCTTATTCGCCCGACGTGACCGGGGTCTCAAAGGACGTAGCAGAGCGAGCGAACGAAAACTGGGTGGGTTTCGTGGTTGAGTTCGGCATTCTCAGGGCCCTAGTGTCGGCGCTCGTTGGGCTCTCCGGGCTCGTGTGGCTTGGGGTCATCGACAAGATAGAGCACATTCACCACTTGACAGCCAACATCTGGAGAGAGCTCGCGGCCAAGAACACGCCCTGAGGATTAGCCCTAGAGCACGATCGCACCGAGAGCGACTGCCTGCCCGCGATAGTAGGCTTCGATGTTGGCGAACGACGTCGCCCCGAGGGGTAATGCGCCGCGTGCCGCACCCGATCCCCATCCCACGGCTCCCGTAAGGTCAGTTACGGCTCCCGTGAGTTCCTTGATGGCCTTCGTGTTGCTATCGATCGAGCTGCCCGACTTGGACTGCGATCCGCCACCACCACCGCCCAGTAGGTCCCACAACCACTTACCGCCTTCCATTGCGCCCCTCACACCTGGGAGAACATCAGGAGCAACATTGAAGATGATCTGCATTTCCTGGGCTTTGGCAGAGACCTGATCCATAACGGCCAATAGGACTCGGAGCCCCATGTTCATGATGGGCAGGCCCTCGGCGCCGATCTTGGCGATGAGCACCTTGGTCTCTGACATCGCCTTGTTCGACATCATGAACGCGTCGGCTGCTTCCCGCTGCTGGTTCGGGTCGAACATCATCGGGTCGTTCATGATCATGTCGCGCACGCCAGGAGACGCCTTGCGCAACATCCCCAACATCTCAAGGTCCATGCCAGACCGCGACGCCGCGCGGAAGGCAGAGGCCTCGTCAGGCATGTTCACGAGGCGATCGAGCATGCGCATGAACTTGCCGCTGTAGTCTGTGCTCCCGCCGTACTTGGCCGGAACTGCGTCGATCCCAGCTGCAGACATCTCGCTCATGGCAAAGATGTCGCCCCAAGCGCCCTCCGCCCACTGCCTGGCCATGCTCGCCATGTCGCCCGGTCCCTTGCCGAACCCTGCGCCCAGCCCAGCCAACCGTCCGAAGTTCGGTCCACCACCTGCGGCAAAGCTCGCCGACCCGTACCCGCTGATCATGTCGCGGGCCTGCTTGGTCGCCTCGGCGAAGAGCTTCACGCCCGTCGTCGCTGCTGTGAACGCGATCGCGAATGGGCCAACCAGCGACAGCACGCGCATCGCCGCGCCCACGGCTGCACCGCCACCGCCACCACCGCCGCCGGCAGCAAGCACCGCGGCAGCGCCACCGCCTCCACCGGCACCACCCGAAGCGCCCCCGAGCCCGGACAGGTCGAAGTCTGGGAGAGACGAGGCAGCCGATGCGGCCTTGCCAACCGGCCCCCCAAGCGCGCCGCCGGCCAGCTTCGTGATCATGTCGGCGATCGTGTCATCGCCCAGGAACCCTGCGGCTTTGGCCTTGCCGACGAGCGGCATGAACGGTCCAAGATTGAACCGCGAGGTCATGATCATGTCTTGGAGCGCGTACGCCGTGGGATTCTGACGGCGCTTGAGCGCGTTCTCTGCTCGTCTGGCCGATCCTTCTGCCCTGGCCAGCTGCAACTCGGCCATCTTCGTGGCGTTGGCGTCGCCGCTGGCCACGGCCTCCTGGTACGCCTTCTGTGCCTTGGTCAAACGTTCCCAGGGGTTCACCGCCCGCGAGGCGGACTGCGCTTGACGGTCGACCGCGCTCGAGACTGCATCGCTGCCGTTCACAAGCTGGAGCACGCTCTTCGTGAGTGCGTCCTGGTGCTTCGTCAGCGTCCCCATGGAATCAGCTAGGCGATCCAGGACATCCAGGACCGCGGCGCCGCCGGTTTCGATCTCGAGTCGTAGTGCCATTTAGCCGTCCAGAGCAGAGAGTTCGCCGTACGGATCCTCAGACCCTCCGGCTTCAGCGTTGTCGATGATGTTTGCGTCGAAGAGATCCTCGAGCACGGAGGCCATGTCGAGGTGTTCGATGTCAGAGCCTGCTTCGACTCCGAGCCTAGCCGCGATGGCGCGGATCGTGTCGTTGATCGAGCAGAGCAAGCGATCGGAGCGTTCTACGATCGCAGGGTGATTGGCAAGGTTCTTGTGAACGCCGAGACGGACAAGCGTCAGCCGCGAGTCGTCCCGGTCGACGCGTTTCCCGCTAGCGCATCGTTGCCTTCAGCCAGCAGCGCGAGCCACAGGTCAGCTAGGTCCGTGAACGGCATCGAGAGCAGTTCTTCGGGGTTGTAGAGCTCGCCGCCCTCGATCTTCACAATGGCCGTGTGGACGATCGCCACGCTTCGACATTGATTCTTCGAGATAGCCTCGACGTCAAAGCCGAACAGCGGCTCACCCTCGACGATGAATCGCTGGATGAGCTCTTCCTGAAGTGATGCCACGCGGTGACCCTCGACGGCACCCAGGCGCTGCAGTCGCTCGCCGCGGATATGCCACGAAAGCACCCCCCGTTCCTTCAGTCGGGCTTCGGCTTCCCGCAGCTCCGAAGTGTCCTTCCCCTCCTTCTCTAAAGCTGCGATCGCGTCTTCGACGTCGCGCAGCGCGCTCTTGATCTCGAAGGGGACGGTGGCGACCCTCCTCTGCGTGAGGAGGGCCGGGCTGGGCCGGTTCGGATTCTGCATTAGACGGCAGTCCTCGTGAGGTTGCCACCCGTCGACAGAGCGATCGGACCCAAGGCGAGACGGAAGAGGTTCTTGCCCTTGGCGAAGTCAGGACCGCAGCCAGGGCGCCGAATGCCTTCATACACGTAGTTGTAGCCGCCCTGCGTCCAGGCGACTCGGAAGTAGTCGTAGCTGAGGAGCAGAGTCTCGAAGTCGCTTGGGACGCCCCACCTCATGATCTCTCGAAAGTCCATCGCGACGCCATCCTCGACGATGACCTCGTTCATGTTCTGAGAGTCGATCGGGCTGATGTTCTCGTTCGATCCTTCGAAGTTGTAGCGATAGTCCTCGAGCTTGCCCTCGAGGCTGACCGTCACCCCCGCGGTGAACGTGTTGTCCGAGCCCAGCGTGAGGGGTGTGATCGACTTGTTGGTGATGCCGCGGCCAAGGAGCCAGCGTTGCTTGAGAGCGCTCATGAGTTACTCGACCTCCTTCCAGTCGTGAACTTCGGTCTTGTCGGGCACCTTCTCCGCGCCGGCAGGAATCTCCTCGCCTTCGCCAAGTTCTCGCACCCGAACGATGGTGATGTTCCGCTCGCGCCCAAGGCCGCCCGCGGTGGTCGTTGACTTTTCCCTTACTTTCATTTGTCTAGTGCCCTCCGAAGAGCTTCGGTGACATTGCGTTCAAGCACGGGCCTAGCCCATGCCTCAACTCGATCGAGGATCGGCCTGCGGATCATCAGCTTCGTGCCGTGCATGAAGTCCGCGTGCGGCGAGTCGTTCTCGAGCACCCACTTTCCGCTGGCCTCTTGCCGCACGGTCCACGCGCTTCGGAACACGCCCGATTGAACGTTGATGATCGCGGGGTCCGCCGGTGGCCGCGGATTGCGCCTGGCGTACTCGCCGCGAGCCTTGAAGGTGCCGGACGAGAGCTTGATGGCTTGCCGCTTGGCGCCTTGAGCTGTTCGAGCCGCGGCGACGTCGAGATTCCGCTGCGTCCGCTTGCGCATCGCCCGCAGATGGTTCTGGAGCTCCCGCGCGGTCATTCACTCACCAAGAGCATTCCGGCCCACATGCCGGCCAGCAAGCGGGCATTCTGCTCGAGGAACACCTCGTTGGCCGGATTGCTGTCTGAGCAGTCCACCATGCCCTCATCGGTGAGCATGAACGTCGTGTACTGGATCTCTGGCTTGAGAGCTGCGCTGAGCGTTTGCACCTTGGTCTCGATGGTCTCGATCGGTGTCGACGGCCCGTCGATGTAGTAGATCGACACGGGTAGCCGGTAGAACTCGCCCTCCATCGGGCTGAAGTCGTCGTCGGGAACTAGGGGCCCGAGCTGCACGACAACGTAAGGCGGGTTGATGCCTGCGGCGCCGCCCTGCTGGTACTCCTCGATCAGCGATCGCCAGTTGAGCCGCGCGGCCCGGACTTCGCGCAGATTGGGCGACGTGGGCGGCAAAGCGAGCGCCGTGACGATGATCGGGGCCAGCTCATCGAGAACAGGTTGGATGATGTTCATGGGAACGGCGAAATGGTCTTCTTGGCGTAGATCGCCTTCTTGTTCGCGCGCCAGGCATGGTTCTGAGCATCGCCCTGGCAAACGAAGAACGAATCCGCCTCAGGGTGCCCAGGGGTGACGAGCTTGATGAACCAACCCTCGCCGACCTCCTGGTCAAGATGGAAGTGGAACACGTCGATCGTGAACATGTTGTCGACGTTGGTCCGGCCACCCGGCCGCGGCTCTGCAACCTCGGGCTTTGATTCCCAGTGGCAGCTCACGTTGCTGTAGGTCGGGCTGGCCTCGGCTGGGAAGGTTGGATCCGTTGCGACGTTGTTCGCTCCGATCGTGAACGGAGCTGTCGGCTTGTAGAGGTGGACGCGGTCGGTGTACGCGCGCTGCTGACGGCGGGAGAGTGCCATCAGAGGCCCACCGTTTTCCGCTCGTAGATCTGAGCGATGGCCGCGGCTTCGTCTTCGAACGTCTTGCCGATCGTCTTGTAGAGCTCGATCGATCCTCGCTCGCTGACGTCGGCTTCCTTCCACTCGACGTCGCCGATCTGCGAGAACGATTCTCGCACGCCGGACAGGACCATCGCCGCGGCGAGCTTGGTCACGGCTTCCTTGGCAAGGTCATCGGCAGCGGCCATCCGGCCCCACGTTCCTGTGATGCTGATGCTTTGCGGTAGTCCGATGATCGGGGTCAAGAACTCGATCACCTCATAGGGGCGGCTCGAGTCAGGCCCCAAGCGCTTCGGCCAGTAGTGTTGGCCCTGAGTGAGGGTCGCGTTCTGGACCTGGACGCTGGTGATGCTGATGAGCCCAGCCCCAAGACTGAGCATGCGGCCGCCGCCTCGAGGCGTGGCCAGATAGCCGGCGTTGAGGCCGGGAGGGTCGAACGTCCGGGTCTCGGTGACGCCCTCGAAGGGAATCCAACCCGTGAGTAGCTCGAACCGCTTTACTGCAGCGGCGACGCGGGCCGCTGTCACCTGAGTGGTCGAGATGGCCGACCCGTCAGGCATGACGATCTGGTTGGCGGCCAGAAACGCCACGATATCCGTGTTGGTCGGCCAGCTCATTTACTTGCCCTCTTCCGGCTTCTTCTCGTCCTTCGGAGGCGCCGGTGGCTGAGGCTTCTTCTCGTCCTTCGGAGGCGCTGCAGGAGCAGCCTTAGGAGCTTCCCATTCGCCGCTGACCCAGATGGGAACGCCCTGCTGCCAGATGCCGTCGTTGCTCTTGATCGACCTCTGCAGCGCGGGGCCGTGGGCTGTGTCGACAAGTTGATAGAGTTGCACCTCGTGCGAGCTCAGCTTGGGGACGCCGTTGGAGTCGAACGACTCGGGATACTCTTCCGTGATCGAGAGAGGCACAGCGACGTCGCCGACGCGGACTCCCGTGACCTTCTTGAGGCCGGGAACAAGCAGGAGATTGCCTCCCGTGCCCACGAACTGGCGAGCGTTCGGGTCCCGCATGCCCGGTCCGCGTGCATCCTGCACAGGCGGGAACAAGACAGATGGGTCAACGACGCCCATCATGAGGGCAGCGATGACAAGTCCGATAACTAGGGTGATCATCATTTGGTGGATCCCTCCTTCAAGGGATTGGTGAGGCCCGCCCTGGAACGGTACGGGCCTCGGTCAAGCGGTTTAGACCGCAGTCACGCCGGTGCTCTTGGCGAACACAGTGGCGCCCTTCATCTTCAGGACCTCGAATACGGAGACGAGGAACCCGTAGACCTGGGGCGACGCCCACGCCGGGGCGATTTCCTGAGCAACGTAGCCCTGGAACGAAGTGTTCGGAGCAAGCTCGGGGAGCTCGACTTGAGGAAGCACTTCGATCTCGAGAGCTGCCTTGCCATCGGGCAGGCGATCCGCGCAGAAGAGGATCGTGCCGGCGGCGAGGAATCGGCTCGGGATGATCGGCACGACTTCGCCCGTGATCGGGTGGAAGTAGCCGGTGACCGAGAAGCCCTCGTTGAAGCCGCTCGGGTCGGTGATCATCAGCCGGCGGATCGAGCCCGACGCGACGGCCAGGTTCTTCAGCGACTGAATCTCCTGGGCGTTCATGAGGATGTAGGGCGACTGAGCACCCTGCTTCCACTGCCGCGTCAGCTGCGCATCGATGTGCGCGAACGTCAACGCACCGACCGTGGTCTGGACCTGGGCGGCGGGGACACCGTTCGCCGTGGTGATCAGATTGACCAGGCCGTTGAAGGCCAGTGCCGTCGAGCCATCGCCCCAGGGCACCGCGGTCGCGGTCGCGTCACCGTTGATGAGCGCGAACTCTTCGTTCAGCATCGTGTTCCGGAGAGCGTTGACCTTCTCCTGGGCGTACTGGTCGAAGAAGTTGCGGCCGCTCGCCATGGCGAAGCCGGTCACGGATCCGCGCTGGCCGAGGAGCTTGAACGACGCCGACTTGTCAGCGTAGACGCTCGTCAGTTCAGCCGGGGCGCCCGACTCGCCGAAGAAGATCTGCGCCGCCGAACCGCCACCAGGCTGATCGTACGACGATCCCCAGCCGCCGCCGAGGCTCGTGAGCTGCTTCCAGGACACGGCCTTGCCGGAGCCCGGGACGCGCGGCAGACGGTTGCGAATCGGGGTCTCGATCGGGACAAGCGTCTTAGCCTCGGCCTCGAGGTTCTCTCGGACCGGGAAAGCGGTCATGCCCGAGGTGATGCCGCGCTGATAGCTCTGCAGCGTCAGAGTCATCTGAGCCAGGAGCTGAGCGGCATCGCCGGTGAACTCACCGCGCTCGAGAGCGGCTAGGTCGTTCTTGAGCTTGGCGTCGAGTTCGAAGTTCTCGAACCGCTGCATGAGCGAAACGCTCTTCGGCAGTGGCTCGCCCGGGCGCAACGCCGGGATCCCGCCCTCCACTCGCATGAAGCCGGAGTGCGGAGCAATGAAGAGATCATTCATGAGATTTCCCTCCTTGGGGGGTGTGAGTTAGCGAATCGCGGGCTCTGCGACACCGAGTCGCGCGAGCTCGCCCTTGATGGCGCTGATCCGCACGGCCGCTTGTTCTCGTTCGATGGGTGAGGCCGAGTCAGGGAGACTCATCAGCCGCTGGAACTCTGCAGAGAGCTCGTCGGCCTGGTCCTGATCTGCCTTCATCTGATTCGCGAGAAACTCGCGGTCGACGCCGTGCGACGTGCGCACGATCGGCGGTTGCGCCGGGGTGTTCTCCAGCTCCTTCACCCTCGCTTCCGCTGTCTCCACACGAGTTAGCGCGTCCGAGAGCTGTTGGGTGGCATTGTCGCGCTCGGTCTTGAGCGCGTCAAATCGGTTCGTGAGGTCATCGAATTCGGCGCGAGTAACCACGTCCTCATCGAGTCGCTGCAGCAGGTCATCGCTGGCTTCGGCGATCCGCTTGAGCAGGGACGGATCTTCGAGCTCGCCGCGGGCGCAGATCGGAGCCACGTAATCGGCGAACTCCATGATCGCCTCGCGGGCCTCGGCTTCCTTGTTCGCAGAGTTGCCGTTCTGGATGTCCCACAGGATGGAGGAGAGCACTTCCTGAGCCATGTAGCGAAGGGTGCCCTTCTCACGCTGGGCTACCTGGGTGGCGAACACGCCGCGCTCGATCTCCTCGACTTCGACTTCGTATTCGGTAGAAGCATCCTCGGCGCGAACGGCCGTGATGACTGCGTCGGGGTCCTTGGGGCGGTCGACAAGGCTGGTCTCGATCCAGCGGCACTTCTCGACGTCCTTGCCGCGCATGAGTGTCGCCTGAACGCCGACGCTGAGCCCCTTGTAGACGCCGCGCTTGACCTTGTTCCATGCGTCATCGTCGACAACCTCGAGCACCATCTTGGCGCCCGTGTCATCCCACTCGACGGATCGGGCAACGCCGACCGCATCGGGCTGGTGCATGCGCCGGACGTTCGCCCATCGCAGATAGTCGGGGGTTGCGTCCTCCATGGCCGTACGCTTGAGGCGGAGTCCGCCTTCACCGGCCACGGTCTCATTGACAAACGCGTAGGCCTCGACCGTCCGATCATCGTCGTTGACACGCTTGATCTCGGCGAAGACCTGGATGGGCTTCATTGTGATGGTTTTCATGGTTTTGGCCTCGTGTTTCGTGAGGAAGTGGCGTAAAATAGAAGTGGCCCTTAGAGGAGATGAGTCTCAGGTAGCTCATTAACCAGCGGAGGTAAGGCAAGCCAATCCGCGCCTCTAGGGGCTTTTCTTTTCGAACATGGTTACGAGTAGGCGTACACGCCGGCCGTCGTGGACCTTGCGCATTGCAGCGATGTGAGTCTCGCTTTCGAACTCCACGTGCCTGGCAGTCTTTGACTTAACGGCCATTCCCGACAGGAGCGTTTGAAGTTTCCCTTTGACCTCGGGATGCTTAGCGAGGATTTTCGCCAGACCGTAGCCGCGCTGCTTCCGCCCGTTCGGAACTTCACCCCAAGGCAGGTCGATTGCCCCGACTTCGGGATGATTCAGCGCACCAAGCGCGATACCAGCCTGGATCTCCGACAGGAACTGTTCGGCTTCATGGGCCTTGCCGCGGAACTGGTTGTAGACCGGCCCGAAGGCGCCGTAGTGGCTCGGCTTGATCTTCCCCCTGACGTGGTGTTGCTGGAAGTGTGGGTGACTCGAGATGCGCCCACTCACCCAGCGCCCGTTCGCGTCCCGTGGTTGGCTTGGATCGTACTTGCGAAAGACTTCCCGGACATCATCGGCCGTTGAGCATGCGCTCAGGGCTTCCGAGATCTCGGCGCGGTCGAACTCGTTTAGCCACTCGGACGCAAACTCGCAGGCTGGCGATCCGTGCTCGCGTAGCCGAGACAACGCCTTGCGTTCCCACCTGCGAAGATCCGCAGCGCGCTGCTCGTCTTCGTCGGGATCCTCATCATCGGCCATGTCGCCTTCGGTGTCGTCGAACTCATCGGGCTTGACCGAACCAACAAGATCGTCACCGCCTTCGATCGGCTCGAGGCCCTCGGCCTGGCGAGCTTCGTTCGGGGTCATCCACGGGCCGCCGACAGCCTTGGCCAGACGGTCCGTCCGTTCGGCGGGCTCCTCCTCGCCCTCGGTCACATTGACCACGGACAGGCTCGAGTAGCCTAGACGCTCGAGGAGATCGTTGTAGAGATCAGCGCGCATCGCCAGCAGGCGGCCTACGCCAAACTGCGACGTGGCCGAGAAGCTCTCCTCCTGGCTGACCTTGTACTGCTCGCCCGCGTAGCCGATCGACGCCGGCTGTACACCGAAGATCGAGCACGTCCGGCGCATCAGCCAGAGCTCGAACTGTTGGAAATCGGCGTCCTTGCGGCTCTGAGTCCAGACCGGCTTCGTTCCGTCCGGGACCAGGCGGGTCTTGCGCCGGTCCGCCGTCTGGCCGGCAAGCATCGCATCGAAGTAGGCGGCGTATGTCTGCAACTGCTCGGGAGTCCATTCCTTGGGCACTGCGATCAGCTGGTCGGGCGTATTGCCGTCCGTGAGCCACGTGCGATTCCACTCGTCGGCCTTGAGCGCCGAGATCGTCACGCCGGCGAGCCATTCGACAGGCGAGCGGTAGTACGGCGTCGACGAGACCGGATACATGCCATCGTAGATCAGCTCGTCCATCGAGATCGAGGGCCGGACGTTGACGCCCTGGACCCACTGCTCGAATGCGTCGTTCGGGTGCTGCCAGCCATAGGGGTCGACCTTGGGCTTGATCGTTGCTGAGTCAATCGCTACGACCTGATACGGCTTTCCGGTCCGCGTCTGCTGAATGAACGCAGCAAAGGCACCGATGACAAGGGCATCCTCGAAGATCTGATCCTCGAAGTGACGGCGCACGAGGCCGAATCCGCCCAACCCGCCGGCCCGCGAATCGAGCCAGGCCGCGGCTTGGTCGATCAGCCGCTTCGTTGCATCCGAATCATCCTTGGCGTCCTTGGCCACCAGCTTGATCGGCACTGCTTGGACTTCGGTCTTGAGGTGGTTGATGCACGACCGCATCACGTCGTAGGTGTCCGCGAGCCGCCGGAGAGTCTCGAGATCGATCTTCGTGCGCGGGCGCATCCGCGGCGAGTGCGGCTGGCTGTAGATGAACGGATTGTCGAAGGCGTACATGCCTGGGCGGGGGCCCTGCGGCACGCTGTTGCCCTGGATGGCCGTGGCAAGCGCCTCTGCAGCTCGGCGCGTGGCCATCTGCTCTGCTTCCTGCCGAATGACGGCCGACTGTTCGGCGACGCGAGCGTCGACTTGCGCGGCGATCTGTCGCTCGATTACGGTAAGTGGCCAGATTCTCATGAATTCTCCGGTCGAACTCGTGACATCAGGAAGTCCATCGCGGTCTTGTTGTGGATCCAGCCTCGAGGTCGAAGCTTCATCATCTGTTGGGCAAGCGCCACGGATCTCACTCGGTCGTCATGTGTGCCGCCGTCGCCACCCGCCTTTCCACCGGGCAGCTTGACGTATCTCATCAGCTCTTGCACGGTCGGGATGTGATTGAGCAGGATCTCGTTGTTCTCGATGACCGCTGCGAGGTCGTCGTCAGCCATCGCCTTGGTCTTAGGCGTCGTCGGGAATCCTGGGCGCCTGGTCGTCGGGATCTTGTTCGCGTCGAACTCTTGGTGCATGTACATGCCGAGGCCCTGCGTGTCCACCTGTTGCGGGTAGCCGGCCTCGTAGATCGCAGCGTCGAGGACAGCGTGGCCGTGGTTGTTGCGCTCGATGGCCATGAGCGCAGTCCCGTACCAGAAGCCCAGTTCGGCAAGGATGAGCCCGAACTCGCGCGGCGACCATCGGCCATGGAGCGATGCCACTTGATCACCCGACGCCGAGTCGAACACGTCAGCGCTGCAGTAGTCATGGTCCGTGCCCTTGGTGTTCAGTCCCTCGGCCGGGTCAGCTCCGATCGCGTAGATCTTCTCCGCATCAGGAAGGGCGTAGATCGTCAACTCGCCGGGCTGGAGAGCGCGTAGCCGGACGAGGCCCTCGGGCACAGGATATGTTGCCGGCGGGTTTGCCCTCAGGAAATCGATGCGGGACTGCAGCTGAGGCCGGTTGAAGTACGGGTTGCCAGAGCTTAGGAATGCTTCCTCTGGCGTCGACGGATGCTCCTGCGGCATCTTCCGCTTGAGGTCGTTCGACTTCCATCGATGCCACGAGACCTGCTCGAGCGATAGGTTGTGCCTCGCCTTGAGGTCACGCTCCGCTTCCGTCAACTCGAACCCTTCGGGCACGTCGCGGACATATTCGTCGTGCGCGAACCACGGTGAGAAGAACGCCTTGTAGTTCCCTCGTCCTTCCTCTGCCTCGAGCCAAAGCTCATGGTGCCATGTGCCGACACCGTTGGCCGTGCTCTCGAGCACAACGTTCCCGTCCTCTGGAACGGCCTCCATGAGGCCGGCCAGGATGTCCTCAGGATTCGGCCAGAAGGCAACCTCGGTGCCGTGCAGATTGTTGATCGTGCCGCCGCGGCCACCATGCGATGAGCCAGCCGTACCGACGCTGAACGAACTGTTCAACTTTGGCCAGTAATACTCGTAGCGATTCGCGTATTGTGTTTCCGGTCGCTGATCGTGAGGCAGGTGCTGGTAGAAGTACCGCACCATTCGGAAGATTCTCTGTGTCGACTCGCGGTCGTGGGCGATAACCAGTGTGTTCGTGTTCGGTGTCGAGATCGTATCGAGGAAGAACAGCGCCTCGATGAGCGTCGAGAAACCCTGCTGTCTTGCCTTTAGGATCAGTGAGCGCAATCCGCGGAGCCGTGGCACCTCTCCAGACCAGTCGGGGACAAGCGAATTGAGGTAGCTCACCTGTACCGGGTTCGGGCTGAACTGTGTGGTTAAGCGCTTCTTGGTCCTGATCAGCAGGTCGGAGAACTCGAACTCGATCGGCTTCTCATCTTCCTTCTGCTCCGCAGGCGTGATTCCATCAGCGATCTGCAGAAGACATAAGTCGAACAAGCTTCTCGCGGATCCGGGCGCGGACACTGGGTGCAATCTCCTCTTGTTCGTCGTTGATGGCCGCAATCAAGGTGGCGACCAGGGCATTGGCCTGGCGGGCGTTGAGGTTCGACTCCATCAGCGCCTGCCGGCGCGAGTCAACTGCGATGAGCCTGGCTTTCTGGGCGGTGAGCCGTTCGAACTTGGCCTCGAGGGCTTCGAGCCCTTGGCCGCGGGCGAAGATCGCCTTGAGCGCTGCGGCGTCGCCAGCCTCGAACGCCTTGCGCGCCTCTGCCCAACTGGCGCCGGACTGGTCTCGCATCTGGGCGAGCGTCTCGAGGATCATCGCCTCTGTCGTGCGGATGTCCTCAGCCAGCGTGGCGAGCTCGGCGTCCTTCTCGAGCTCGTCGTAGAGGTCGCGAAGTCCGGTCGGCAGGTACTTCGATCGACGGCCGTGCTTGAGCGGCGCGCCGGTCGATAGCCCGCCATGCAGCCGGCAACGGCCGTTGGCCATCGGTGGCCGCTTGCACTCTCCGCCCGATCGTGTCTTGGCTCCGCAGTGCTTCTTGCTCATCCGAGAGGTCGATAGCCCTCCACTTCGTCCGGCTTGGGCTTGAGCTTGTCGTCAAACGGGTCTTGCTCGAGCTGCTTCAGCTTGCCTTCGAGGAGCTTCGAGAGCCAGGCGAGCCGCTTGAAACCCATCTTGCCGATGTTCTCGAGGATGCTGAGCGCCTCGGTGGCGATCACGATCGCGAGCACGGCCGTGACGACGGTCGAGTGGGCAGTGACGAGGCCCGGAAGATGCCGAGTAACGACCGCGGCGACGATGATGCTCGAACCGTAGGCGACGATCTTGACCAGGATCCGCGAGAGCTTCGTGCTCGTGATCGCTTGGCCGGTGGCGAACGCAGCGACGAATCCGGTGAGCGTGTCCAGGAACATCAACCCGAACGCGGCCGCTGCCATGTTGCGCACGACGTCGGAGCCGAAGATGTACTCGGAGGCAATGGCCAGCGCGACGCCGCCCCACTTGAGGACCGGGTAGTCAGTGAACGCCTTGGCGACGTAGGTCGGGATCAGGTGAAGGTCTCTCATGGTCAATCAACATCCCAGTCGTTCTTTGCCTCGCTCCACTTGACCATCGGGACCGTCTTGCCTGCGAGATCGTGTTGCGAGTCCGAACAAAACTCGATCTGCCCGTCACGAACGAACAGATGGCAAATGGCTCCATCGTTTGATCTCGCGTGGACAAGCAGCGAAGGCGAAAACGTGGGGCGCTCCATGTTGCCGTCGAAACACCACGTCGGATAGCCGGGCTCTGGCTTAATCCGATACGGATGCTCGCGCCCGCAACCAGGGCAGTGAAACGCAAGAATAGCGGTCTCCCCGGACTTATCCGGGTACGGAAACAGAACGTCGCCGTCTTTCATGCCGACCTCCAGGGCTTGATTTCGCGGCCGCATCGTTGGCTCACGGCCTTGCAGAACAGCGACAAGGGGAACGGCTTCGAATACGGTAGGTGCTCGACAGGACCGCGCGGGTCGAACTTGCGCCCGGGGCTGATGATCGCGTGCGTCGTGATCCACTGGATCGAGGGGTACGCGGTGCACTCAGCTGCACACCACTCAACCATGGCGTCCCACTGCTTGATCGAGATCGGTGTCTTCCCGTCCTCGATGTTGCTGGCAGCGATGCCCAGCGAGTAGGCGTTGACGCCTGGCCCGTTCGGGCCGTTGCTCTTGCCGGCGTGATAGGCGACATGGCTGTCCTTCACGCACTTGAGGATCGTGCCGTCTCCGTCAACGTCGTTCGGATCCGAGACGATCGCGTGATAGCTGAGCCCGATCTTGTCGAGCCAACTGGACGAGCTGCGCGCCGAGCTTCCCGCGGTGCCATGCAGCACGATCGTGGTCACCGGTCGCTTGCGCTTGCCGAACGCGAGGTGCAACAAGTTGATGATCTTCATGGCGTTGGGGAGGCCCCGCGCGTAACCACGGGGCCTTGGAGGTTTCTCGTCGAGGCGGCCCGGGTGCGTTACGTCTGGACAATGGTTGGACCCGTTGGCGTCTCAGCCACCCGTGGCATCGTGCCGAAGAACTTGTTACGATGGGGCCGCGTCGGGGTCCAAAGCACGAAAGCCCCACCGCAGGGCGCAGTGAGGCTAAATTGACGAACGCCCGCACCTTTCAGGCACGAGCGTCCTCGCAAACATTATACGATCAATCCAAGAAGAAAGCATCCATCTTCTTCATTTCAGGTTCAAAATCGGGCAAGATGGGCAACACGTGGCCCTGAAAATGCCGATTTGTAGTAGTCAGGAGCGATCAGATCTCGAGCTTTGGCTGCATGTGGACCGGCATAACGACTTGTGGGGGGCCAGCAACAATCGGAAACCCGCCACTTCGCAACTTTGCTGCAAGCGACTCGTCGAAGGTTACAAAGTAGCCGCATCCAATGGCAAGCGCAGTGGCGACATGCACGGCGTCCGGAGGCTTAACTCCGATTTGCTCGCCAATGTCGCCCGCTGATCTCGCGATTAGTCGGGATAGTTGATGTGGTTGTGCCTTGTGCCCATCGAACAGCGAATCCATGACCTTTGGGTCTCTCCGGCATTCCGCGAATATCAGCGTTGATGCGGCAAGAACCTTGCGGCCCTTGGCGACCTCTGAGAAGAGGTACGTCAACCCGTCTCGCTCAGGCTGGGGGCGATCTTCGTTGTCTAGCCATGAGATGACAACACAAGTATCGACATAGACAAGTTCATCTCGACCAGCTGTCACGAATCGATCGCACCTCCGCTACTGAGTCTCCTGAGCCAGGAGTGGTGGAACCGCGGGTTTGCAGCCACACTTCAGGGTCCGTTGGGCGCAGAACCCTCAACGCGTTCATCGACACTTCGAATGGGAAGGCGTCAAACTTCCGATACTTCAGCAACCCTTCAACATCGACGACCTCACCGATCGCCTCAATGATCGCAGGGAGTAGATCCTTCTTGAACACGCAGGTGACCCGATACGGCGGCACCTCGGAATAGATTCGGAAGGTCGGCTTTCTTGATCTAATGTTGATCGCCTGCAACCTGCCGGTAATGGCTCCGTGGGACTCGGTGTAGCCGCCGAGAATATTGTCAGCCGCGATAGCAAGGGTCTCATCCAACTCAATGCTTTTGCCATCAAACTGGATCTCGGCGACACGATTGTCGTTTACGAACGCGCGCGTCATTGTGCTGATTCGCCGCACTGCGTCATGAGTCAAGCCCTTGACCTTCTTACCCTTGCGGAGATTGCTGATTGCACGTTGAACGTGATCGCGCTCGCTCTTCAGTGGCCTAGACGTTCGCTCGCGAACAGGTAGCACGTCGAGCATGAGTGGGCTGTTCCTACTTATCCTCGTAACCTGAAGAGTCACGCCAGGTCCAACAATTCCTCGTAGCGCAGACTGAAACAGCTCGATGTATTCGATCACATCTCGAAGATCGACAGGATCATCGTCTAGATCGATCTTGAGTTTGATCTGCGCCAGCTCTGCACTCATTGCTACCTCCAACATTCCATATTAGCGGATCGTGTCAAGCTGCCCCTTTGATCACCTCTCGTCCGACGGGGATCAGGCGGTTCACTGCCTCGCGGTGCAGCTGCTTCAACCCAACGTCGACGCACCGGCCTGGGTTCGGACCGTCATAGTCGACCAGTAGCCGGCGCACCAGCTCATCCGGCCGGAAGGTGTGGATCGTGCGCGCCTGATCGTGATAGGGGCCAGACCTCGGATAGAGGTGCAGCAGCAGCGGAGCAGTCCAATCGTCGCATTCCTTGATGGCCGTCTCGACCATGACCTTGATCTCGAGCGGTGACGCAAGCGCCCTGTCCCGGAAAGGCGAGACGCTTCGGTGCTCGATCACGATATCACCGCCAACACGTTCGTCGATCGCAATCGGTCGGTGATCCCCGCTGACGCCGTACGCCCTGCCGGTCTCCTTGGACACGGTCTCCCACGCCAGGCGCTCTCCGAGCTCGCGGCCGGAACGTTCATCGATGATCGGGATCCGGCGCATGACGACTTCATGGACGGGCACGACCACCCGCATCGAGTGCCACACCTGCGTAGCCCAGACGTCGATCAGTAGGCGCGCGGTCTCGACTTCCGGACGTCCCCAGAATCGTGCGTTCGTGTTGCCGGCGGGAGCGCCTCGCCGATAGGGTTCTTGCTCTTCCATGGGGTTCTGTCTGCTGCTCGTTTCCTGTTCGCTCACTTGCTTTCAATCTCCTTGATCACTGGCGCTAGTCCCAGGTTTTCAAAACTTGGGACAAAACTTGGGACAAACCGCCTTGGTCCAGCCCCTGGACAATATCCCCCCCAATCCCCCCTTCCCAAAGATGGAGTGGAGGCGGGTTCGTTATTCAGTTTTGGCTCAGGATCCGGGCTGTTCCCAAGTTCCCAAGTTTCTATGAGGCGGGAAACCTGGGAAATCGAGCTTTGAACCTAGTCCCAAGTTTTATTCCCAAGTTCCCAAGTTTTCGAGAAACTTGGGACTAGACTCATTTGAACCTCGTCCCAAGTTTTTTTCGGTCTTGGCTCCTAATCGCCTCCCCTGTACACGTTGCCGTAGCCTTCCGACTCGGCGAATGGGTCGTATTCGGGAAGCCCCCAATGTTGGTAGCCGCCCTGGTTGGAGACGAGAAGCTTGAGTGATTCCTTCGCCCGGTAGATCGTGTTCTTGCTGAAGCCGGCGTCGATGCCTGAGGAGACGATGTCCTTGGCCGGCCTGGATCCACCCGTGAGGAAAGTGATGAGCCACCGCTCGCATTCCTTGCGGCGCTCGGCTGTCGGGCCGCGGCTGCCATCATCGCTATCGCGGCGCTTGTTGAACGGATTCTCGCCGGCGGACTCGATGTACTGCACCTCGAGATCGACTCGCCGGAACTGAAACGTGTCGCCTCGAGGGACGAGGATCGAGCCCTTCTCATCGGTTACCACGACCACGCCGCGGTAGTGGGCGTCCTCCTTGCTTTGAGGATGCCAGCGAAGGACCATCTGCCCGCGGAACGAGTTGCGGAACTGGACGGATCCCATGCCGAGGTCCGATGCCGACTTATCGACCGTTCCTTTGCTCGTGTGGCGCACGACGGCGCAAACAGCACCCGTCTCTGTGGCGATGTGGTTCACCAGCTGGCAGACGGGCAGGGCCTGGAGCGCATCGTTCGTGTTCGTGCCTGAGGGGAGGAAGTAGAAGAACGGGTCGAAGATGACGAAGCCGAAACCGCCGCGGCGCACCGTCTGGATGATCTCCTCGGCATACTCGGGCGTGAGCGTCCGGCCATCGTTGCTGTAGGCGATCCAACCGGGGACACCGCCGTTGGCGCGGTAGATGGTCTCGTACTCCTCGGCGCGATCAGCGTCGCGATAGAGCAGGAGCGTACGGACGGGCGGTCCATGGACCTTGCCGAAAGCGGACACGCCTTTTGAGAGCCCTGCTGCAACCGAGAGCAGCCAGCTGGTTTTGCCCGTGCCGCCGTCAGCGTCGACCAAGACCGACTTGCCCTTGGGGAAATACGGCTCGATCAGATAGTCGACCGAAACCGGCTCGAAGTCGCCATTGAAACTGATGATCGTCGAGAGCCCGGGGCCGTCGACCTTGGCCGGGTTTCTCAAGCCCTGCGCAAGTTTCGGAGTGACGGCCAGCATCTTCGAGAGAGAGCTCGTGTCGATCTCCTGCAGCGCTCTGACCAGGCGGCGGCGAAGCACGCGCTTTCCATAATCCTCGAGAACGATGGCGCCGTAATACTCGATGTTGGCCGCACTCGGGACGGACTCAGCAATCTGGATGAGATAGTCTTCGCCGCCGATGAGGGCGAGCCCGCCATAACGCAGGAGAGCGTTCTTCACGGTGAGCAGCTCGACGGCCGTGCCTTCCGCCTTCAGTGCGTGGATGACCTTGGCAATCTCGAAGTGGGCTGGAAATCCGAACGCCTTCGCCGGCACATTGTCACAGAACCATGCGAGGTGCTCGGGCTTGCCGATGATGGCCGCTCCAAGCGTCGCCATCTCAGCTTCCAGATTCAGGATATGGTTGTCGGTATCAGGCTGCGTCTGGTTCGCCATCGCCATCCTTGCGTGAACGCCTGTATCTCTCGATCGTGGCAGCGCGCTCCGCTACTGCCTCCCGGTGCTGAGGTGAATCTGTTCCGTGAAGTTCCTCCATGAGAGCGACGTTGCTGTTCGCCCTCGATACGTCTTCGAATGTGATCGGTCCTGCTTGCACAGGGGCCTCTAACGCGCGCCGGCGCGATCGCGTAGCCATCAGACAAGCCTCCGGCCGTACTCGGCGATACAGATAGCGTCCGCGATTCCAGAATGCGGAATACGGCAACCCTTGCGGACGAGCTCGGCGGACGGGTACGCCCTGCGCACGTAGGCGACTGCAGCGCTCTTGTCCTTCGACGTGCCCGATAGGACGGCCTTCTGCCACGCCTGAGGCGTGACGAGCTCTAGACGGATCCCGAGGGCCGCGACGACACCCTTGATGCCGCCGTAGCCCTCCCCAAACTTGAACGTGCTCGAGACGCCTTGCTTCGGCATGGCGTGGACCTTCTCGATGACGACGAGATCCGGAACCGATGCGCGCATGATCCGAGCGACCTCGGCCAGGTCGATCTCCGTCCCGGCCAAGGGCATCGGCCAGACCGTGACCTGACCACCAACGATGATGGCTAGGCCGCCGGTCTGACCAGGGTCAATCCCGAGCACGCACGTCACGCCGCCACCCTCTTCCACTCCGTGAGGAGAGACGCGTCGATCTCGCGTTGCTTGAATGGCGGCATGGCGCTGTAGACATCGAGCCAGCCTTGGTATCTCGCATCGAATTGCGCGATCTGATCGTCGGTGACTCGGCTCAGCTGGGTCAGCGGGCCAAGGTCGGCGATGTGTGCCTTGATGCTCGCCTTATCATCCGGCCAACGCCTGCGTACCGAGCGCGTGAGCGCGTGGATGAGCTGGACGGTCGCCTCGGGCACGACGCCATCCAGCGGCATCGGCGGCGCGAAGACCTCTTCGATCTGCTCCGCCTTCGGTTCTTCGACCTTCGGCGGCTCGAGACGCTCACCAGCAGCCGCGAGCCGCTTCGCTCTCGCCATCGCCGCTCGCTCCTGTGGGGTCATGGGCTCAGGCACATCGATGCTGAGCGATCGGAGCGCCTGGCGAATGCCGGCGGTGTCCATGTCACGCAGCTCAGGGTGCCTTGAGTTGCGCGTTGAACTGTAGAGGAACTTGAGCCGATCCGGGATCGACTTGTCCGCATACTTCGCCCAGAGCTCGAGCAGGCGATCCTGCCAAGTCTGAGACGACGTGCCGCTGGAGCTGACTACGTCCTTTGCAACTGATTCGATGCCCGTGTACGCGCCGTCGGCTGGCTTCGGATCTTCCTTCGGCTCAGTCTCAACCGGCTTCGGCAACCGGCTCAGAAACTCCTCTTCCTGCTCGTCAGCGTCGTCGGTGATGTCCTTGCACCCCAATCCAGCGCATCGCTCGTTTTTGCAGTTAGGGCACCAATCCTCAATCACGGCGCCGGGAGATTGGCCCGCGATCATCGTATCGATGTCGTCATTCAGCGTCGGGCCAGGCTCTGGAAACTCCATGCCCTCATGGCGCAGAAGCGGGGTTTCGGTCACCGGTGCGGTTACGGGCGTCAAGCCCAGATCAGCGGCTAGGCGGTCGAGGCCCTCATCGGTCGGGCGAATCGGGATCCTGAATGGCACCGGCTCGAACTCTGCGCGGAGCAGATCGAAAAGCTCACGAGCCTCTGCCTCGACAATCGCGGTCGTGTGATCTCCGATGCGGATGCAGTACATGCGCTCGAGCGCGATGGTCTTGAGGTCTTGGCTCACACGTCCTCCAGATCGGGCATCGGCCCGAACAGCGAATCATCATCATCGTCATCGTCGTCGTCCTCGGTCGCAGACGCAACGTCGGGCGGATCGGCGAGCGGCTGATCGTCTCCTGTCGGCGCAGGCACCCCGTCGACGATCTCCGCAGTGACCGTGCCGCCGTCGCCTGCTGCAAACTCCATCAGCGACTCAAAATCCGCAGCGCCTTCCGCCTTGGCCCTGAGGGCAATCTCGCCCCACTCGAATCCGTTTGCGCCGCAGCGTGTCTTGAAGGCCGACACTTGATCTGGGGTTAGGCCGAGCGACTTGAGAAACTGACCTGAACCGGGGAACTTTGGCTGCGCCTTCGAGGCCTCGGCGTTGTCGGCCATATCCTCGACGTCCTGAGTGAACCGATCGGACAGGCCGATGGTCACAACCACCGCTGCGACCAGCGCGCGCTTCTCTGCCATCTTGAGAACCGTGTTCTCGCAGTCCCGGGGACGATCGATGTACTTGGACTCAAGGGAGCTGCAAACACCGATTCCGGATCCGACCACTTCCCCGGTCATCTTGTGAATGAGCCGGCACCGAACGACATAGCGGTAAAGCCCAAGACTCGTTCCGGACTCCTCAACCCACCGGAACTCCCGATCTCCGCGGTGGCGGTTAAGCCACTCCTTCTTTCGCTTCGTCCAAAGGCACTCACGATCGTGGTCGACTTCTTCCGCGACCACCTCGAAGTCAGCCATCAGGCCGAAAGCGATCATGAGCGCCTCGGCGCCTGGCTTCAGCAGAGTGGGCTTTCCGCCAGTGCCAGGAATCTGGCCGTAGTCTCGGCCCTCCTTGAGGGCTCCCTGAATGATCTGCGCGACCTGGTCATGGCGCTGGATGATCTGGGCAGGAGCCACGAGCGGCATGAGCATGCCGGCGTCCGGCCGGGCAAGAGTAGGAGCCTCGACTTGCGCGAGTTCGTTAGACATGGTTGGCCACCTCCTTGGAGTGGTGTAAATTGCCGGGATGGAAAGACCGAGCCACGACGAGCGGCTGGCGCTCGTGATTGAGGCGCTGCGGATGGAGCAGAGTCGCGTGAGCCTTGCAGTGAAGATCTCCAAGGCATGGGGGAGCGACTGGGATGGCAACGACGAATCGAACGCTATCCTGCGTCGACTCCAGGCAGTCCTTCACGCGCGATCCAATCTCCTTGAGTCCGAAGGCAACATGGACCTGGCCGTCGATCAGGCGATCGCTTACGCTGGATCGCTGAACACCGAAGGGGTTAACCATGCGATTCGCTCCCTGTTCGAAGTTCAGTAACGCGGAGCAGCGCCGACTCAAGATCGTGGATCGCGCTCTTGGCATGCGCGATCGCAAAGGCTAAATCGCTCTCCGCGGCGACAAGGGCTCGCTCCGGCGCATCGGCTGGCGTCAACAGGACCCTAGCGCCCGTAGCTTGCAGCAGCTTTTCAGTCTGCGTAAGTTCCAACTAGGCCACCTCCTTGGTGGTTTGTGCCTCTACCCTTGGCATCGGGGCCTGCCCTGCGCTACAATGAACGCGGAGAGACGTGTTCCTCCAAATCAGCCCGGTCTCGCTCGTGCTAGGAGCCATGAGACCGGGTTCTCTTTTGCCTGCCATGCTAGGCGGCCTCCGGCGCTCCACTCGGGTTATCACCCAACGAAGTGCTCTTGAGCTTCCTTCGCCACCAGTAGTAGGTCTCTCGAGGGATCCCCACACGACGGCACGCACGTGATGGCCCAATCTCAGGAAACACGCTGAGCAAGGCATCCACTTCGGCCACCTTTTCCCTAGTCGTCTTGCCTGGTTTTGAATCGGGCGTTTGGATTTCGTGCGACATCGGTCATATAATAGCACAGCATTTACACAAGACTGTGCAACTTCTAGAAAAAAAGGCGTGGAAACTGTTCTTCATGGCAGAGGAAGAACACAAAGAGCTAGCGAGCATTCGCAAGGCTCTTCGGCTCACCCTGGACGAGATGGCACCAAAGGTCGGGGCGCTGAATTCCTCGCAATACAAGAACTGGGAATACGGCCGCGCTCGAGTTCCTAGGCAGGCTTTAGTGCGAGCCAGGGCGCTGCTGGCTGGGGAGCGTATTTCCGACGTGGGAGAGCCCAGAGGGGCCATGAGCGAAACGGAGGTTCCGGTGCCCTACATTGGACGCGTGGCTGCATCATCAAAAATTGCTTGGGCGAATCCGCTCGAAGCTGACCTCACGGAGTACCTGCCGGTGCACATGGTGTCCATGCGCGGTATCTTCTGCGCCCGTGTTGACGGCGACTCCATGATGCCGTTGCTTCAGCCGGAGGACCTTGCCGTGTTCAAGGCAGCGGAATACGCTCGGACGGGGTCGATAGTGTATTACGTGCACGAAGAGACCCAAACTGCGACGATCAAGGTCTTGAAGCACGATGGCGTTCGGCCTGTCCTCCACCCTCTCAATCCAGCCTACGAGCAGGAGCCCGCGAACGGGAAATGCCTTGGAATTCTCGTCGGGTTTGTCCGGACGATCGGCAAGAGAACGATCACCGACTACGACCCCGAGGGGCTCCGTCCAGACTTTTTTTAATCTGCGGCGCACTTTTTTAGTGCAACTATTGCACAACTCTGTGCAAACTGTGTTATGATGTTCCTAGTGGTCGCTAGCACCGGCCACAGAGGAACACATGAAGCAACTCAAGAAGAACGAGAGCAAGCCATCCAAGGCCCCTCGCCATTCGACTCACCGCGAACTCCGCGGTTCTGATCGCCGAGCCATCCGCCGCGAGTGGCGCGAAGCACAGGCGATCATCCTCCACCCGAGCCTCTTCGCCGGGCAGCTGGAGGTGGCGTAATGCCCGAACCTCGATCCAAGTTCGTCCAGAGCATCATCGACATGGGCGCCGTCGAGGACGCCAAGCGTTTCACCGCGATCGTCCGCGACATGAAGAAGTTCACCGATGCGCTCACCGAGGGCGTCACGGAGTTCGGGCAGCGCCACAAGAAGCTCGGTGAGTCGCTCGGCAAGATCGAGCCCCAGCGCCGCGCCGATGTCCTCGGGCTCCAGCTGGTCGGCCACCTCGGCACGGATGCTGTTCGCGTCCACGACCTGGCCGATGAGATCATCCGCCAAGCCCACCGACTCAAGGAGATCGCTTCGCGCGAACTCTGCGAGGACTGGGCCGAAACCCAGCTCGACGCCTCGATCAAGGTCATTCAGGGAGGTGCCGCGTAATGGCTTGCACCTGCCGTAACCTAACGGACTGGGAGCCCTACGGCGACACCTACGTCGCCCGTGAGACCTTCGAGCAATGCGACGAGTGCTATGAGCGCGACGTCATGCGGGAGCTCGATGAGCAGTTCGCCGAGTTCAATGCCGATGAGGTCTCGCGATGAGCGCAGCACCCACCATCTACACGCTCGCGGAGGACGTGCTGCGTCTTCACGCGCTGCTCCTCGATGCCGAGTGCACCGAAGAGACCATCGACCAGGCTATCACCGAGTTCTTGCGCGGCGCGGGAACGGAGAAGCTCGAGCAGTACTGCAAGCTCATCCGTTCCTTGGGCCGTGAGGCCAAGGCGATCCGCGAGGAGGAGAAGGACCTCGCTGCCAAGCGCAAGGCTCGCGAGAATGCCGAGGAGCGCATGAAGGGCCGGCTGCAGATGGTCCTCGAGGCCGGTGGGCTGTCGAAGATCGACGCAGGTGTGTTCAGCATCGCACTCCAGAACAATCCGCCGGCACTCACGATCGACGAAGGGACCGACCTCCCGGATGAACTGATGATCGTGCCCCCGCCCGTGCCGAACAAGGACCTGATCCGAGAGCGGCTTGAGGCCGGCGAAGAGATTCCTGGCTGCCGCCTGACCCAAGGGAGGCACGTTCGCATCAGGTGAACATCGACCTCCCACCTACCCCCGCCCAGCGCCAGCCGGCCGTTCTCGTCCAACCGGATCCCATTTACCGGCTCATGGGCGGGACCCGGCTGGACCATGTCGTCATCCGCGGCCAGAAGGCACACGCCTACGTTAACGGCCGCTACTGCTGTCTCCGCGCCAAGAACGTGCGGCTGATCGCCAAGGAGAACCAAGAACCGAAATGAGCACCCTCGTAACCAAGAAAGGTATCGCCAACCTCGCAGCCAATCTCTGCCAGCGACACGTCCTCGCCGAGCTCTTCGACCGCATCATCAAGGGCAAGTCCGACCCGATCACGATGAGCCAACTGGCCGGCGCGATCAATGTCACCACGGCCGAAGTCCATGAGGCCCTGCGAGCGCTCGAGCGCCGTGGCCTGCTCAAGATCGTAAGCGCCCACGACTGGGACGAGATCGGGTCCTTCTGCCTTGATGGAATCACGATCGATCTCGAGGTGGACCAGCTGGCCATCGCCACCCAGACGCGCCCCGAACCGTCGACGCCAAGCCGAGAAGTGAGCGGTATCGACCAGTTCGAGCTCGAGGGTGAGGCGAGGAGCGAGATCATCCGAGCGACGGTCTTGCCGCAGCGAAACATGGACGACACCTTGAACGGCTGGTTTACGCTGAACATCGTCCGCAACCCTGGCCTCGACGGCGAGTTCCTGATCCTCGACAAGGAGTTTCCAGACCTGCTCGAGGCGTGGGGTTACTGGGATGAGTGGGCCGAAGGCTACAAGAAGGATGCCCTCAGCGATGAGCGCTTCCTCGACTGGATCGCTGAGATCGCGTCGCTGCCGAAGGAGACGGCCAAGGACGGCGACCACGAGGTTTCCGTCGTTGAACTGGCTACCGAGGAGTTCGAGCGCCTCGTGAGCTTGGTGCTCGAGGATGATGAGCGTCAGCGAGAGCTGACCATCGAGTCGGGCGAGTGCATCTATCTCGACCGCTGCTATCGCCGATCGGACGATGGCGAAGCCTATCCCGACACCGTTGGGGCTCAGGAGCCGTTGCCCGACTTCGATCAGGCCTTCGACATCACGATCGCCACGGCCGGCGGCGACCGACGCATCGCCGTCAACTGGACGCCCGAGGCGCTTGGGTCGGGAGTGCCGATGTCGCACTTCGAGTTCATCCCTGAATGGGACACGGATCAGGTGTGGCGACGCGAGGTCTTGCGCAACCGGATCCCGGGCGAGCACGACGAGTTCGTCCAGTTTGCGAGGCGCCTGGCGCAGGAGCACTACGACAAGCACGGAGGTGGCCAGTCGTGAAGCGGTGCGGCGACCTCATCGCAATTGGATTGGCGGGCATGGCGTTCACGTGGATGATCGTGGACGCCATCCCGAAGCTCGCGGGCAGGGTGTTGGCCGAAGAGACGGACCGCATGTACCCTGAGCCCGAGCTCATCTCGCCGGCGGCGGTATCGCTAATCGCAATGTCGATGCCGGGACCCGAGCCGGTGAACCCGTGGAAGCGCACCAGGATCACGACCTACGGGCCGGGCTACCACGGCAAGACGACCAACAGCGGCGAGCGGTTCGACGACAACAAGCTCACCGCGGCGGCTCCCGTGAAGGGCAAGACGAAGGCCGGGCGGCACATTCCGAGCATCCCGTTCGGCACCTACGTCGAGGTGCGCTATGGCGCGCGTTCGGTGGTTGTGAAGATCAACGACACCTGCGTCGGCGGCACTCTCGACCTCAGCAAAGCGGCCATGACGGAGCTGCTCGGGCGATACGAGGAGACAACGCTCAAGGGCGAGTGGCGGGTGGTGAAATAGATGGCGAAGTGCCGCAAGATCTGCTTCCCGAATGAGGCTGAGGCCCGCGAATACGTGGATTGGAAGCGTCGTGGCCCTAGAGGTCGTAGTTTCCGCCGGGTGAGGTTCTACGCCTGCAAAACCTGCGGGTACATCCACTTTACGCGCATGACCGTTGCCGAGTTTGAGCAACACGCCAAAGGGGCAACGCGATGATCGTCGAACACGAGAACCAGGTGCCATGGCCAGCTGGCCGAGGCATCACGGCATCCCGCAAGAGCGGGCCGTTCAAGACGAACATGACCGACGCCTGCGAACGAATCGAGCGTGAAGTGGGCGCATTCACCCGCGCGGGTCGAGACTGGCGTACCCGGAGCCTTCGCATCTACGCAGAGTGTCAGCTTGGCGTCCGTAATCGGTTCCTTGCAAACCAGCGCGGGCTACTCGATCCTCGCGTAGCTGTCGAGTTCGATCTCGACGGTCAGCAGTACATCATCGTCGCCGATCGATACGTCGAGCCATGGCAGAACCTGTGCGGAATCGCCGAGTACATCAAGGCGATCAGGGCACAGGAGCGAAACGGGATCTTCACCGCTGACGAGATGTTCGCTTCATTCGCTGCCCTGCCCTCGGCGCGATCGCGCCACTGGTCCGAGGTGCTCATGGTGCCGAAGTCGGCCACGCGCGAGCAGATCGACCGCGCGTACCGTGAGCTCGTCCGCAAGCTGCATCCCGACGTCGGCGGCGATCACGAGGAAATGGTGCTGCTGAACGTCGCCTACGACCAGGCGAAGGCCGAGGTGGGTGGCTGATGGCCGACAAGACCGCTATCGAGTGGACCGACCGCACATGGAACCCAGTGAGCGGTTGCACGCGGGCGTCTGCAGGATGTGACAACTGCTACGCGGTTACGATGACCAAGCGGCTCGAGGCCATGGGCCAAGAGAAGTATTCAGGCCTCGTCAACATCGGCAAGGGGCACTTCAACGGAGCAGTCAAGTGCCACGAGGACGCGCTGTTGCTTCCGTTGAAGTGGCGCAAACCTCAGCGGGTGTTCGTGAACTCGATGAGCGACCTCTTCCACAAGGAAGTGCCGTTCGAGTTCATTGACAAGGTATTCGCGGTGATGGCTTTGTGCCCGCACCTGACGTTCCAGATCTTGACCAAGAGGCCGGAGCGAGCGGCGGAGTATTTCTCAAAGGTCAAGACGGGCTTTGATGAGCCCGGGTACGGCGGGGCTACCGCTATTCTTGACGCCGCTGAGTCGGTCGCGCCACGATCAGTCCTGCAGCGGCAGGGATTGTTGATCTTCAATGGGGGCCGCTACATCGCTATAGCGCGATGGCCCCTTCCAAACGTATGGATCGGCACCAGCGTTGAGGATCAGAAGACCGCTGACGAGCGAATCCCGCACCTGCTGGCGATCCCCGCCGCGGTTCGGTTCCTGTCGTGCGAGCCGTTGCTTGGGCCGGTGAACCTAGGGGGATCACTCGACGCCGACCGAGATAATCCTTGCGGATGCGGGGACGGAGAATGCCACGAATGCTGGCGCAGCCCAAGCGCTCCTGCTGTTCACTGGGTGATCTGCGGCGGCGAGAGTGGGCCACACGCAAGGCCGATGCATCCCGATTGGGCGCGGTCGCTCCGGGACCAATGCCAAGCAGCGGGGGTTCCGTTCCTGTTCAAGCAGTGGGGCGAGTGGGCTCCTGGCGTCGATCCATCCCCATGTCTTCACTCTGGCTGGGTGCGAGCAACTGCGGACGCCAAGTATACGCACCCAAGCGGATTCAGCAAGTCATCCAAGACGCTCGCCGAAGAGGGTTTTGCCTTCATGGAGCGTGTCGGCAAAAAAGCCGCCGGCCGACTTCTCGACGGGCGAACGTGGGATCAGTTCCCTGAGGTGACCGCGTGACAGTTAGCCAGATGTCGCTCTTCTCCGACGCGGTGATGGCTTCGACTTGCGTGGCCTGCCGTGATGAGCCGAGAGAGTTTGGGCCGTTCGCCGGTGGATTCCAAGTAGGCGACAGGGTGCGCGTTGTTGGCAGTACAAGCTGGGGACAGTACACGGGCCGCATGGGCACGGTCGTAGAGTTCACCGGCACCCTAGCCGGCTGGAGGGGGCGTACCGTTCCAGTCGTGCTCGACGGAGGCTACACGAGCGGCGACGGCGTTTACTGCGTTAACAGCTGGCGCCCTTTCTGGCCTCAAGACTTGGAGGTTGCGTGAGCGAATCGCCCTGCTTGACAGCCGTAGAGGCCCGGCTCTATCTGCGATGCTCGGAGCGTCAGTTCAAGGCGCTGCGCAAGCTCGGGCACGTCAAACCGCTACCCGTCACCGGGGCATTCTTGAAGTCAGACCTCGACGCGCTGATCGAATCACTGCGCGCGATTAGGGATACCGTGATAGGATTAGATACCGATGGCAACACAGAGAAAGGACGGCCGGTGGATGGCCTACGCGAGGATTGCACGGGGGCCGAAGGGGAGGATCGCAGTCTACGGAGCAACGGCCGCAGAAGCCGACCGGGAAGCCAGGGCGATCGAGGCCGAGGCGCGTATCCCCGACCTTCCGGATTTTTCACAGGGTAGCTTCTCGCACTTCGTCTACAAGATCTGGGTGCCGCGGACCTACCCGGAGATCCGCAACACGACGCGCGAGTTCTACGACGCGCTGCTCGTGCATCACATCCTTCCGCAGCTCGGCAAACTGCCAATCGCCGAAGTGGGCTACGCGGAGATGGAGGCCCTCAAGAGATCGATCAGCCGGCGAGACAAGCGCGAGGGCGTACCGTCTCCGAAGCGGGTCCGCGAGATCCTGATGCTCACGAAGACGATCTTGGGTCTTTTCACAAAGATCGAGCGAGCCAAGGGCAGCCAGGCCAGGGAAGACTGGTCGCTCGTGCGCATGCCTGACGTGCCACGCAAAAAGGACCGGCCAGAGCCAGAGCCGGACTTTACGGAGCGTCTGCTCAGCCAGGCCGCGGGGCACTGGATGGAAGGCCCGCTCTTCTGCGCTTTGCTGCTCGGCTTGCGCCGTGGCGAGGTCTGCGGGCTCAAGTGGAGCGCGATCAACCGCGAGCGCATGGTGATCGAGATCAGGGAGCAACGCCACCCGAAGCTGAAGGCCGGCAGCGTCACCAAGGGCGAACCGCGGTCGCTACCCGTGCCGGAGGCATTCCTGCGCCACATCGATGAGCTCGGCGACCGTGGCAGCGTCTACGTCTTCACGATGCCGCTGCGCAAAGGCGGCCGGGTGCCACTGCTAGAGAACGAACTGTCGAAGCAGACGCCGAGGCTCTGCGCGAAGGCAGGACTGCAGCGCCGCACATTCCACGACCTACGCGCATTTGCGGCATCGAACCTCGTGGCGCTTGGCGTCGACCTGGTCACGGTCATGGAGATTCTGGGCCACACCAAGCTCGACACAACCGAGCTGTACGTGACCTCGAGAGAGAAGAGCAAGCGCGAAGCGCTCTCCAAATTGCTGAACGCCCGTCTAGGTGACAACAGAGAAACGGGGTAG